CTTCATCCCGAAACCTACCGCCTTGTAGCTTTCAAGGATATGTCGAACGACACCGTGTTCATCACCCGTTCCTGCGCCGAGACCAAAGAGACTCTCGTTGTTGACGGAGTTGAGTACCCGGTAGTGAAGGTCGAGATTTCCAACACCTCTCACCCATTCTACACTGGCAAAGTCAAGCTCGTTGACACCGCCGGCCGCGTTGACAAATTCTACCAGAGATACAAGAACCGTCAGAAGTAATTTCTGTCAAGGAAACGATAGACAAAAAGAAGGCGATCAAAAGTCGCCTTCTTTTATTTATGTGCTTCCCATCCACCCATCGCTTCGAGCCAATCTACCCCTATATTCAACAGAGTTTTCTATCATATTTTCTGAAAAAATTCCGATTATTTCGAAGAATATTTTGGAGGTTAAGGAATTTTGTCTATCTTTGCAATCCCAAAACCAAAGAACGCTGGGTTCGTATAACGGTTAGTACTCAAGATTCTCAATCTTGCAATAGGAGTTCGATTCTCCTACCCAGTACAAGGGTGCCGGAAACGGTGCCTAATGATTAAAAGAAATCTCTCCGATGAGAGGTTTCTTTTTTTCGTGCGTTATGCTTTCGCGAGCATAGTCTGGACCAAGTCCAGAAAAGTCAGATTTGTCGTTATGGCAAGATGCTTCGGTATCGTAGATGAATGGTACTACGATTCCGAAGAGAAAGCACGGGAAAAGTTCGCTGAGCTTGCGGCCAAGAGGTCGGACAGATGGGAGATCGAGGTCATTCGGGAGACTTCTCGGCAAGGGTCAGGATCGCACGGTTGATGAACTCGGTCTTGTTGCCTTGATAGGAGGAAAGGAATGCGTCAACCTCCGGGGTGGAACGGAAGGTGTAGGACTGGCCGTGTGGCTTGGACTTGCGACCGGCACCGGAACGGGCACCGCCCCAGGACGGAGACTCGGAAGGAGTCTGTGAAGATAACAGATTTTTGTTTTGCATACAAAATGTGTTAAATTTGCGGAAGACAGCCAAACGAGAGGGGATGTTCCAGATCCCCTCCCTCGGAAAACTAAAGTGTAACTTCTACAAGTGTTATCACTATTTTCCAAATTCTGATTTTAATGATCTCGAGTTTCATCGCTTTCAGAAGTTTGGCTGTTTTTCTTACTCCCTTTCAAGCGTTTCAGATTCCTCTTTCGCGGTTCTCCCTGAACCGCAATACAAAGGTACGCATTTATTTTGAATTACACAACTATTTTTCAAGATATTTTCAATTTATTTCGTTGATTATCAAATAATAACATCAGTGGAAGCAAAAAGAGAAAAGCAATACAACAAATATGTGGCGGCCCTGTGTAATTCCGGGAAAGACTATGCCACTATCGGAAGATATGTCAAGTACACTTTAGACTTTATGGAGAACACAGCGAGCGTGGACAGACGCGGGTATTTAAGATACCGAAGGGATAATGTTGACATTATCGGACGCATTCCCCAAGCGTCGGATGCCATCTGTGATCTTTTGTCGTTTCTCAAAGTTGGATATAATCGGCAAAGGAAGGAGGAGATAAAACCGTTGGAACAGACTGAGCAGATTTCAGACAAGAATTCAAAATTGATAGATGATTTCATCGTTTGGCTGGCTGGTAGCAATGACTATTCTTCCCACACTATCGACATCTATAGAACATCCTTGAAATCATTCTTCTCGTATGCAGCGGAAATCAACATGGACAGTTGCAAACGATATCTGAAAACCCTTGAGCAAAAAGGGTTCGCTCCACAAACCATAAGGTTGCGGATAACAGCCATAGAGAGGTTTTCAAAATGGATCAAGAAGCCGATAGAGCTGAAGCGACCCAAAATGCGGAGAACCTTGTGCGTGGAGAATGTGCCTACAGAAAAAGAGTATAACAAACTGCTCGACTATCTACTCACTAAAGACAACAAAGATTATTACTATCAGGTCAAGGTTCTGGCTACGACCGGAGTGAGGGCATCGGAATTTCTTCAATTCACTTGGGAGAACATAGCGGACGGAGAAGTGACATTGAAAGGCAAGGGCGGGAAATATCGTAGAATCTTATTCAAGAAAGAACTACAGAAGGAAATTCGGGAATATATGGAAACGAATGGACGGTCGGGATTATTTGTGACCAACAAACAAGGAGACCTGCTGTCTAAAAGAGGATTGACAGAAAGGTTACAAAGATGGGGCAGGCATTGCGGGATAGCAAAAGAAAAGATGCATCCGCACGCTTTCAGGCACTTCTTCGCGAAGATGTTCCTGAAGAAATGCAAGGATGTTGTACAGCTGGCAGATCTGTTAGGGCATGGCAGCGTAGACACGACAAGGATTTATTTACAAAGAAGCAACGATGAACAAAAAAGAGACTTTAATCGCAACGTTACGTGGTAGTGTCAAGGCACTGCAAGCCGTGGAAGACGCTTTTGAAGACGTTGACATCCACGATGAGACCGGAATCGTTGATTGCGTTTTCCTTACAAAGACATTAGACGGAGTGGCCGGGCTTATGACGGCAGTGAACTCTATTATGCGGAAATTAGACAAAAAATTCGGAGTCAGCGATGATGCCATCGGGACGCGTAACGACAAGGACACAGGTAAAAAAATGAGTCCGGAAGAGGTGCTGAAAATCTGCACACTCAAGGATAATGTCATCTATCTACCGAACATTCAGTTGTCGAAGGCGACATACGCAGAGGTTAAGAAGAGGATAGAGGAGGCCGGAGGTAAATGGGCAGGAGGAAAAGTACAAGGATTCACATTAGATATCAATGCGGAAAGGGTGTTCAAATTACTCCAAGAGAAAGGGCGATGCAACCTTGCCAAAGAATTTCAGTTCTTCGAGACACCGAACGAAGTCGCTGACTGGCTTGTTTCCCTAGTGGGTGACATTTCGCCAAAGATGAAGATACTTGAGCCAAGTGCCGGGCGAGGAGCCATAATCAAAGCCATACGCCGAACGCACCCTGACATGATAGTTGACTGTTACGAGTTGATGCCGGAGAATCGGGAAATATTGGCCAAGCTGCCTAACGTAAGAATCCTTGGGGAGGATTTCACCAAAGCCGAGGCCGGTTCCTTCGATAAGATCATAGCCAATCCGCCATTCTCAGGGAACCAAGACATAAGGCACATAGGAAGAATGTTTGACAGTCTGACCCACGGAGGGACACTTGCAGCGATTACAAGCAAGCATTGGACATTCGCGAATGAGAAAGAATGTAGGAATTTCCGTGATTGGGTCAAGAATATGAACGGGCGTGTATTCGAGATCGAGGAGGGCGCGTTCAAAGGATCCGGAACAGGGATCGGGACAATGGCATTGGTTATAACAAAACAATAATATTCATACAATGGACATCAAGAGGATTTGGGAGACCGCGGGCCTGAAACAGCGGAATGAGATGCTGACGTTGATCGTGATGGACGGGGTGTCGTACCCGTCGGCATATTCGTGGTGCAACGGGAACAGGAGACCTAAGCCTCTCTATCAGGAGAGGATCAGAGGCTACGTCAAGGATGTGTTCGGAATCGAGGCATCCGTGGATGAACTGTTTCCGGAAAAGGGATAGGCTATGTACGCGGACAAGGATTCAAGAGGCCTGGTCTCGGTGTTCGAGATGGACAGGCCGGAATGGTCAACCCTTCGCGGGGCGTGCCAGATGGCGGTGCAGCTTTGGGAGGTCCAGTTGATGGAGTTCGCAGGGCTTGATACGGCTCGGATGCAGACTTGGGAGATTCAGCGGAAAGCTCATCTGGAGCAAAGCATCGGCATCGCAAGGAGGATGATTTTCGAGATCGATCAGGCGAATGAGAGGGTGGAAGACGATTCGCACCAGAAAGGTTTCGAGGCGTTCATTCAGAACGACAAGAGAAGCGGTGAAGCAATAGACATATTCAACTTATGATTCCCGACTATGTAAAAGACCAGATCAAGGAGCGGGACATCGTCTCGATCATCCAGGACGAGGGCGTGGAGCTCAAGCGGGAAGGCAGCCACTACAAGTGCTGTTGCCCTTTCCACGGGGAGAAGACACCTTCGTTCGTGGTGACGCCATCGAGGAATATGTACCACTGCTTCGGGTGCGGACGTACCGGTGACGCCATCAGCTTTGTGATGGAGAGACGCGGGATGACGTTCTACGAGGCTGTGGAGCATCTTGCCGGGCGGTTGGGAATCGACTACGAGAAGAAGGAGCCTACTCCGGAGGAGAAGGCTGCGGAGTTCAGGCGTTCACAACTTATGACGGTCAACAAGTTGGCTTCCGAGTGGTTCATCCAAAGGTTCAAAGAGTCGCCTGGCGCCAAGGAATATGTCCTAAAGAAGCGCGGGATCAAGGCCGAGACCGCCGAACTGTTTTGCATCGGCTACGCTCCGGAGAAGGGAGGGCTGAAACAGTACCTGACGGGGCTTGGCTGGAAGGAGGACGTGCTGCTTGCGGCAGGACTGGTCAAGAGAAACGAGGACACCGGGCAGGTCTATGACTCGTTCAGGCACAGGATTATGTTCCCGATCTTCTGGACAAGCGGCTACATCGCTGGGTTTTCCGGACGCTACATCGGTGACAAGCCGGGAGTTCCCAAGTACCTGAACACCGGAGAAACGGAGCTGTACAGGAAGAAGGGAATCCTTTTCGGATGGCTCCAGGCGAATATGCAGATCTACGCCACGAAGCAGGCCTACCTTGTCGAGGGTAATCTGGATGTTTGCCGCTCGCACGAGATCGGGGTGAAGAACGCGGTGGCTCCTTGCGGTACGGCCTTGACTCAGGAACAGATCGACCTTCTGAAAACAAGGGCCGAAAGGGTCACGATCATCGGGGACACCGACAAGGCCGGCATCGAGGCGGTGCAGAAGAACGCCAAGCTGATGACGGAGGCCGGTCTTTCGGTCAGCGTGATGGAGTTGCCGGCTGAACTTGGCAAGGATGCCGATGAGTTCTTCCGGACCCACCAGCACGAGTTCGATGAGTGCAATCTCCAAAGGACGAACGATTATATTCCTTGGATCTGCAAGAAATGGATGGACGCGGCCACTTCGCAGACGGAGAAGGCGGCCGTGATCACCGAGGTCTGCAAGCTGCTGGCCAAGGTGCCGGACCAGAGCACGGCCGATATGTACCGGGAGACCTTCACGAAGGCCTACAAGTTCGGAAGGATCTGGAACCAGGAATATTTCAAGGCCAAGAATGATCAGGAGCGTGCGGAGGCGAAAGAGGACGGAACGAAGGAGATGCTCCAGAACTATGGCTTCTACATCAAGAACAACTGCTACTATGGGGCTTCAAGATCCGGGAACGATATGAGGTGGAGCAATTTCACGATGACTCCGATCCTGCACATCCGGGATGAGAAGAACGCGCGGAGAATATTCACGCTGCGGAACGTCAAGATGCAGGAGGCGGTGGTGAAGCTGAACCAGAGCGAGCTTGTGTCGTTCACGGATTTCAAGACGAGGGTCGAGACTGCCGGCAACTATGTCTGGGAGGCCACGGCCAACGAGCTTACCTCACTGAAGAAGTTTCTCTATGACGGCACGCCTTCGGCTGATGAGATCAAGCAGCTGGGGTGGCAGAAGAAGTGGGGCTTCTACGCTTGGGGCAACGGCGGCCTGGACAACGGCACGTTCAAGCCGGTTGACAAGTACGGAATCATCGACATCAAGGGGCAGAAGTTCTATCTTCCCGGTTGCGCGCTGGACACAAGGGACAACACCCAAGGCTACCAGCTGGCAAGGAAGTTCGTCTACACGGAGACCAACACCATCACGCTTCGGGAATATTCAGAGAAACTCATCACGGTGTTCGGGGACAACGCCAAGGTGGCGCTTTGCTTCCTGTTCGCTTCGCTGTTCAAGGATGTGGTGACATCGGTGACGACCTCCTTTCCCATTCTGGATCTGTTCGGTCCGAAAGGCACGGGAAAGTCGGAGCTGGGACATTCGCTGACATCTTTCTTCGTAAGCAACAACATCGCGCCAAACATCAACAACACGACCAAGGCGGCTCTTGCCGAGGCGGTGGCGGAGGTCAGCAACGCGGTGGTGCATCTTGATGAATATAAGAACAACCTTGACCTTGAGAAGAGGGAGTTCCTGAAGGGAATATGGGATGGCGCTGGGCGTTCGAGGATGAATATGGACAATGACAAGAGGCGTGAGACCACGGCTGTGGACTGCGGGGTTGTGATGAGCGGTCAGGAGATGCCGACCGCTGACATCGCACTGTTCAACCGCCTTGTGTTCCTGACGTTCAGCAAGACCACGTTCAGTGATCAGGAGAAGAGGAACTACGAGAATCTGAAGCTTGTCGAGAAGCGTGGGCTTACGCATCTGACGAACCAGTTGTTGCAGTTGCGATCCAAGTTCCAGACGGATTTCAGGAGGGTGTGGGATGAGACTTTGTCGGATATGAACGACAGGGTGCGGTCGTACAATGTCGAGGACAGGACCCTGAGGAACTGGGCTATCCTGCTGGCCGCCTACCGGACTTTGAGGACGGACATAGATGTTCCGTTTGACAGCGAGGAGATATTCAAGCTTTGCTGCAAGGGTTGCGTGGACCAGAACCAGAAGACCAAGCAGAACAACGAACTTTCGGGGTTCTGGGAGATAGTGGAGAATCTTGTGGCTTCGGGTCAGGCGTACATCAACATCGACTATAAGCTTTGTGCCGGTGACCGTCCGTTCGCCATCAAGGAGTCGGATGTTCCGTTCGAGCCCAAGCACGGTGTCCGGTACATCTATCTGGCTTTCCAGCGGCTTTCGGCCCTCTACATGAAGGAGGGCAAGGACGTGAACGGCAAGGTGATTCCGAGGGATTCGCTGAAATACTATCTTGAGCATTCACCGGAGTTCATCGGGACGGCCAAGTCGATGCGGTTCAAGTTGCTGGAGAACAAGACCTACGTGTCGAGCAATCCGGAGACCGGCAAGAGCCGTGTGACCACTGCGATGGTCTTTGACTATGACGCGCTCAAGATCAACTATGGCATCGATCTGGACATCTCCACTGACACGCTTGAGATCGGGGACAACCGCACCGCGGCCAGCACTCCCCCACCGGTCACCGACTCCTCTGAATCGACTGAAGCCGAACTTTGGGAGAAGTGATGGAGGATCTTCGGAAATATGTCCTGTATTCCAAGGAGCAGGAAGACGCGTTCCGGAGCAAGTACGCCAATGTGATCGCGGCAAGGCGGAGGGTGTACGTGAACTGGCTGCGCGGCCTTCCGCTCCGGGAATGGGTGGACTATCTCGTTCAGGTCTCTCCTCGTGACTACGAGGCTGTCATCGGCCTGATCTGCATCTGTTATCAGGAACGCCTTGTCAGCATCACCTTCAGCCATGACTACCGCCAAATCAGACGTGATCCGGACACACCGGAGGAACTTGAGAGTATATTCGGAAATGTCTGAAAAAGAGTGAATTATTTTGAAAATTTCTTTTCAAATATTTGCATAGTACGAAATTTTGTACTATCTTTGTATCAACAAAAAAAAGATACGATATGAAGAAATTAAATGAAAAAGAGAAGGACCTGATTGAGGCAATCAGAAACTTCAAGGCCGCAAGAGGGTGGATGGAGAACAAGGCCGAGTTCGAATGGGAAATCCACCGACTACTCAACGAACTGATGTACGGAGAATGAAAAACGGAGGCCTTCGGGCCTCCATAAAAAAAACACAATGATATGGAAGGAACAAGAATCAAACGGGAAAACATCGAGGTGTTTTTGGACATCAATATAGGCAGACTTGCAAAGAACTACTTACAGAAATCGCCATCTTGGTTATACCACAAACTTGACGGGCGGGACGGCAACGGCAAGGAAACAGACTTCACCCCCGAAGAACTACAGCAGTTGAAAGGCGCGCTTTGCGACCTCGCTGACAGAATACGGCGTGCGGCCGACAACCTCTAAGTCTCCATCCTTCTGTTAACTTCACAGATCGTATCTTTTTTTTGACAAAATGGCCGTCAGGAGACGCGGCCGGAGCGGCATCCATTCGGATGCCGCTTTTTCGTAAACACATTCGCAATACAAACGCAATACAAAATTTCGGGAAGTGATTGGATGCTAAGGAAAGAATGACTACCTTTGCATCAGCATTAAAGTTGTTGGGCATTGGAAATAACACCTCCTTTCAAAAAGGTCCGTTCCTGTCCTCGCCCTGTAAAAGGAATAAACCCGGCATCTCCCAAATGTCGGGTTTTTCGTTCCAGAATATCCGGAACGTTTTTAAGGCTCGCAAGAGCCAAAAAGGAAAGGAGGTGTGAGATAACTTTAATGCTAAAAATGAACAAGGCAAACTTGTCTTTCGTATGTATTACACAACGAAAGACGGTAGAAGAATCTACCGGGCGAACGGAAGGCCATTCTGTTTTCGTATCAAGAGAACGCTTTAAGTAGTTTTATGGGTGGTGCGATGGGAGGCACCACTCTTTTTCAAAATAAATGTAAAATTTCTATCGACAAATTTCGTGATTAATAGAAATATTACTACCTTTGCAATACCAAACAATATGCGATATGAAGTACGATGAATTTCACGACCTTGTTAAGGCTAATGGCTGGGAAAGGCTAAGGCAGTCTGGAAGCCACGTGATCTACAAAAAGGGAAGCCGGACTTACCCGGTTCCCTACCACAAAGGGAAAGAGTTAGGCAAGGGGCTTGAAAACAAGATGAAAAAGGATATGGGGCTGAAATAAGCCCCATATCACAACGATAAAAGAATTGAGTTATGGTTATAGAAGCGATTATCGAAAGAGCGGCGGACGGAACATTCAACGTCTATTGCAGCAAGGAAATATTCTCAGGCGCCGGCAGCACCATAGAGGAGGCCAAGGCTGACATGATGCAGCAGATCAAGTTCTACAAGGAAACTGCGATTGCGGAGGGATTCAAGTACCCCGCTTTTCTTGACGGGGAATATTCCTTCTCCTACAAGATTGACGCGGTCTCGCTGATGCAGTATTATGTCAATTCCGGAATCCTCTCATTGGCTGGTCTCGAAAAGCTAACCGGCATCAACCAAAAGCAGCTTTGGGGATACATCAACGGAACCAAGCCACGGAAAGCCCAGGAGGAAAGAATCGAATCTGGATTCCGGGCGTTGACAAAGACCTGAACGCCATATTCGCGTAATTGTTTGGTAGCATTACTTAGTATGGTGCGGCCCTGGGAGTTTCTTCCGGGGCTTTTCTTTTGGGTAAGGGCTAATGAAGAAGGAAAATCTTCATTAATCCTTACGATTTTTATTGGAGGGAAGTGCGTGAAATGGGGATTTCAAAAATTAAAGGCAAAACTATAAGTAAAAAAGGAAGATTTGCTTACAATTTTCATTGAACAGGTGATTTTCGGGGAAATCGAGGGAAATGAGGGAAATCGCAGTGATTGTGCCAAAATTTGGCACAAATGAGAGATGAATTTTTATTTATATTCAAATAGAACAAAAGATTATCTTGTCTTATCTTTTGTAGTTCTTCAATAAATTACGTAACTTTAGGAAAAATATTTTTGCTGAGGAAATGAAAAAACCCAACTACACTAACTACACTAACTACACTTGAAGCAAATGAATGAATATTAATGAAATAAGGTGTAGTTGCGGTGTAGTTGGAGAACTACACTCCAACTACATTCAACTACACTTGCCCTGACTCCAACTACACTAACTACACAATTTCGGGGCTCAACTACACCTCATTTTTGGTTAACTCGTTGATAATCAAACATGGCTTCAAGTGTAGTTAGTGTAGTTGATGTTTTTGCGAAAAATGTGTCCCATATAATTGATGAACTGTGAAATGCTCGATGTCAAATTGAAAGTGGATTCGCCGATGATGGCGGATTATCTGGCCTATCTGTTCCCGCCTGAAGGTCCGGGCGGTCCTCTGAAAGTCTGTGCCCGCAACAGCATAGGCAAACTGCTCATTGCCCACTGCAAGGTGTCGGAACGTCCGGTGACGGTGGACGGTGACGGGTTCGTGGACCTGACGCTTCCGAACGATGAGGCGACAAAGCCGCTGATCAACAGATTCCTCTACTACAACAGGCACGACACGGCCGCGTTGAATATGGCCATAGCGGCCTTCTTCGACATCGAGTTCAAACAGTACTACCTTGCAGGTTTCGAACTGGGATTCCAGAAGAAGGACATAGTCTCTGCGTTCATCGTGTCCAGAGGACTGTTCACGACAGACCGGTTTGACGCTCTTCACAAGCGGATCTACAGGCAATCGCAGCAGGTCCTTGACAAGATGACCGGAAAACTTCTGCAAAGGATCCACTACATAGACAGAACAATAAACTTAAAGGGATTGAATGATGATCAGAATCATTGACACACTACAGGCTCAGAGCCTTGACAAGCAGAACGGTGTCTGGCACAAGCTGGCGCTCGTTCCGGGGACGGCAACGATTGAGAGATCTGAGAAGACGGAGGACGCCGGAAGACTGGCCACCGTCAAGATCAGCGCCACGCTGTCGGAGGCTTCCGATGTGATGAGGGACAACCTTATATTAAAGGTGGGATTCTGCCACGGTGACGATGAGAGTTACGGCACCGAGGACCTGCCTTTGACTTTCGAGGTCAGCGAGACCAACACTCTGAAACTGTCCTGCTCGTACCAATTCCCTGTATATTAGCGTGTCCTTTCGTGTCGGGATGCCTGCTTCTATCTTTGTGTAAACATTGATACAGAAGATGAAAGCAGACACATTCCAGCTGGCAAGGGACATAATGCAGGGAAGATGGCTTGTCGCCAATCCTGACACGCTGCTTCCGGTGGCCAGGGCTTTTCTCAACAGACTGCCTGTGGAGATGGAGGTGAAGGCTGCGGTGGTCTCCACCGTGGCAGATTCCGGCGCCGAGGCCGAGGAATCAAAGAGTGTAGCCATCGTTCCCCTACACGGCACGATGACCAAATACGACACGTGTGAAAGTTACGGAACAACATTCATAGCTAAAAAGATCCGGGAGATGGCCGATGACGGTAATGTCATCGGTATCGTCCTGGACATCGACTCACCTGGCGGAAGCTGTTCGGCCATCCCGCCTATGCTCGAAGCGATAGGCTACGCCAAATCCAAGGGGAAGCCGGTCTATGCCCATGCGGACTGCTGCGCTTCTGCTGCCTATTGGGTGGCCTCGCAATGCGATGCAATCTATATGGACAACGATCTCTCAGAGGTCGGATCCATCGGGGCGATGGCGGTCTTCGTGGACTCCACGGCGGTCAATCCGGCGACCGGAGAAAAGACCATTACCGTCTATCCGGATGAGTCCTCCGAAAAGAACCGCGCCTACAGGGACGCTCTGGCAGGCAACTTCGATGCGGCCAAGGCCGAACTCAAGCCGCTGGTGAATCAGTTCCAGGATGCGGTCGTGTCCGGAAGACCGAATATTCATAAAGAAGAGCACGGTGTCTTGAGCGGAGCGATGTTCAGCACCGCCGATGCCTTGCGTCTGAATATGGCCGATGCAAAGAAGACCCTTACAGAGACCATAGAGGCCGTCTTCGCACTCACAAGCGTTTAACCAATCTTTTTCATAATGGATAAGAAAACTCTCAACAATTCCAAGATGGGCCGACTTGTGGCCCGTCTCTTCGGCAAGAGTGAGCTTGACGTCAAGGACGGCAAGGTCTCCCTTTCCGATCAGGAGCGGCAGAAGGTTCTGGAGAACTATGGCCAGGACTTTCTCGACAAACTGGAAAGCATCAACCTCGATGAGGAGGGTGATGCCGTGACCCTTTTCGATGCGGCGGTAGCTGCAAAGACCGCTGAGGCCACAGCGGCTCTTAAAGAGCAGGTGAAGAAACTCCAAAAGGACGTTGTCTCATTGGCTTCCGAGCCGGAGCCTAAGCCGGCGGCCACGGCAGTGCCTGCATCCAAGGAGGCCAAGGTCTTCGCCATCAACATGGCGGCGGCCCACAACAAGATCGTGAAGGAGGCTCTTGATTCCGTCAATCCTTACGCCTTCACCGCGCTGGAAGACGCCTCAATCAACATCACGGATCTCAACTCAGAGTTCTCGATGGTGATGCCTCCTAAGATGAAGCTGGAGCTTCTGAACAAGAGGATCTACAACGGCTTCGACGACGCCAAGTACATGACGCGGATCCAGTCCAACACGGACTACATCGCAAGCGCGGCCATCATGTCCGAGGTGTCACAGCAGTTCACTCCGAAATGGACTCCAAAGGGAGCGGCCAAGTTCACTCCGATCAGGATTCCTTACCGCCGTCACAAGCTGAATGTGTTGATCCAGCCTGCTGACGTACTCAAGAGTTGGCTGCTCTATCTCTACGAGCAGGGCAAGACGATGTCCGACATGCCTATCACACGTTACATCATCGAGAACCACATCCTGCCTAAGGTGCTGGATGACATCACCATCTCGATGATCGCGAAGGGTAAGTTCGTAGACGCCGGCGTTGTCGCAGACGGTGATACAGGAAAGGCGGCCAAGAACTCCATGGACGGTTTCGAGACCATCCTTGTGGAGGGCAAGACCGATGAGAACTGCAAGATCAACTACTACAAGGCTGCTGCTGATCCGATGGCGATGTCCGACTCCGAGCTCCTTGCCTACGTTGACGGTTTCGTTGACAGCATCTCCGGCCTGTTCGCGCACATCGTGACCATCCACTGCTCGGAGCAGTTGTTGACCCGCTACAAGAGGGCCGACTTCGCCGTGAACGGCAAGTACACTGGATTCGAGAACGACGGAGGCATCCGCTTCACGAATTTCCACCTTGTTCCTCTGAAGTCGATGTACAACTCCCCTATCCTCTTCGCGACTCCGAAAGAGAATTTCGTGGAGTTGGTTGACCTTTCCAAAGCTGAGAACTGCATCGTCAAGATCGAGGAGCAGAACTATGACGTGAAGGTTTTCGGCGAATATTCTCTCTCAGTAGGCTTCAAGATTGCCGAAGCTGTCTATGCCGCAGTTCCTGACGGCTACACTCCGGTGGACAGCATCGTTTCCGATGTTCCTGACACGAACAAGTGGGAGAACGGCAAGAAGGCTTCTGATACAAAGGACCAAGGTTCTGACCCCAAAGACCAGAACTCCGAGTCAGATCCTGACAAGAACAGCGGTGCATAACCAATAACATCCACGAATTATGGCTTACGTAAAATCATCAATTCCAAGACCTGGTGACGGCGCTGGTTGCGCCGCCAACAGGAAATCACAGATCATCCTCATCGATGTGGAGGATGTCGAGAGCGAACCGACTAGAGAGGTCGGCAACTGCGTTGTGACCGGCAACGTCACCTTGAAGACAGGCGCCAAGGCCATCTCTATCTATGCTACAGCATCCACCATTCAGATCACAGAGGAACTTTCCGGTGATCCGGATGCCGAGGGCATCAAGACCGGAATCGTGTTCGACCATCCGGGCAACTCGGTGGCCATCAAGAATTTCATCGAGGTGTTCAAGAACCGTGGCGTGATCGCCATTGTCCAGGAATGCGACGGAACGGATGCCGGCCGCCCTCAGATCATGGGACGTGTCTGCAACCCTCTCAGGCTTTCGCTTGAGACCAAGATGGACGGAGAGGCGACCAAGAGGACTCTGACCTGGAAGCAGGCACTGCCTGACAAGTTCCTGGCCGGTGAATATTCCGGAGAGATGCCGGAAGTGGCCGAAGCAGCCTCTACCACGTCCGGAGGAGCTTAACGGATGGCGAAGAGCAAAATTCCCGAAGCCGTTGGCAATGTTGCAGGTAAGGTTGCAAGCGGCGGAACAAATTTGGTTGTCTGTGCCTACGAAGGCACGGACGGCCAGTTGTCCAAAGTCTGGGATAAGATGACGGGGGTCAAGCCTGTTGTCATCACGACCAAGCCGGACGCTGACATCCGTGACATACTTGCCGACATCATCGCTGACAACAATGTCGCCGATGACTTCATCCTGGCTCCAGCCAACTGCCTTCCTTGCTCCAAGATCTCGATGGAGGAACTGGCCACGCCACTTGTTTTCCTTGACGTACAGGGCAACAAGGTCTATGGCGAAAGGCTTCCTAAACCGTTCTCCAAGGAGAAGCTGGTGGAGATGCTTCCCGCTGACGGCAAGACATCGGAAGAGTTCCTGAAAGACTACTTCAAGAAGAATCTGCACAGGCCTATCGAGGCGGGATTCCGGTTCGGGAACATTGTGACTCCGGTCTATCGCGCGAATCCTTGCGAGCACCTTGTCATCGAGGCGTTCGTCCGCAAGAAGTTCGTGTTCGCCACACCGCAAGGCTATGCGGCCATCACACATCTGATTGACCAATACCTGCTGAATGAGTAACGAGATTGACAGATGGATATGTTCGGGAGCCGAGGTCACTGAAGGACTTCGGCTCTTGAGCATATACGCACCCAACAAGTGGCTCGGTGCGCTGGTGCGGAAAGCCCCGAAGGAATATTCACACCTCCTGAAGAAAGCTTTGCTTCCATTCGCCACCGAGGTGCCGTTCTCCCAGACATTGACCAGGGGCGGACGGTTCCGGGAAGACTGGCCGTTTCTGTCCGAACCGGATTGCCCGACCGAACTGAAAGCCCTTGCGGCTGACATGATCACATCGTGGCATAACTATGTCAACGCCCACGAAGACCTCTTCAAGTGCACCACTCCGGAAGAGTGCTTCGAGGCCGCTGAAAAAACAATAAGAAATTTTACGCAAAATTCAAGTTCTCGACTTGAATTTCTGTACTACAAAGAGCATCGCAGGGTTCTGGGCAAGCATCCGATCTTCGCGTTGGCAAAAAAGATGGATGAACTTCGCCGGTTGCCTGTCACGAGCCTGATCCAGAAAAGGAAGAACGTCCAGGATTCCATCTGGCGTGCCGAACGGGGAATCAGGAAAGGCGACCGTCCGGATCTTAAAATCCAAAGGGAGGAAAGGCTTGCGCGCCTGCGGATGACTCTCAATGACATCAACCGAATGATTGAAGAATATGAAGGAACTGAAACCCGAACTTCTCGATGATCTCTCGTCCCTCGCGGCCATAGGCTGGACAGACGCCGAGCTGGCCGGATTCCTTGACATCACCGAAAGACAACTGGCAGTTATCTTGGCTGATCCGATCTCGACGGATGATCTGAACATACGCGACGCCATCAAGCGCGGCCAACTGGAGAAAAGGGCAACGATCGAACTTGCCGTGGTGCGTGGCGCGATGGGCGGTGACGCAGACTCCATCGAGCAGTTCAGGGACATCGTCCGGGACAAAAGCTTCACCATCTCCAAGCTGGACCTGTTCGGCGGCGCCGAGAAAGAGGGCGCTTTCGAGAAGATTCAGGAATATATCGCATCAGGTTCAAAAGGAACTCTTTCAGACAAAGAGCAGATCTACATTGATTTGATGACACTGATATATTCATTGGATGGTCAGTACGGCAAAAGGAGAACCATCAAGTTTCTGACCACCGCTCCGTTCTGCATTTCCTACCAGCGGGCGGCGGACATATATTCAGAAGCTATGGAACTGTTCTTCTGCAACCGCAAGGTCTCCAAAGAGGCGATGCGCAACAAGATGGCTGATCAGTTCGACACCCTCTATGTGGCCGCAAGGGATGCCGCAAAGACCTCCAAGGACTATGCGGTGGCCGCTGACATCCTTGCCAACAAGGCAAGAGCTCTCCAGCTCGACAAGGACGACCCGGCCAAGCTTCCGGCCGAACTCTATCAGCCTATGTTCCGTCTGCTTTCGGCCACGCCTGAATCAATCGGTCTTCCTGCCGCCAACCGTGATGAGCTGGAACGTCAGATCGACACCGTGGTCGCTCCGGAGGCTGTGAAGAGACGTTTGAAGGCCGATGCCGGAATCACGGACCTTGACATCGTAAAATACCTCGAAGATGCAAAGGAAGAGAGTTAAGCCCGAATCCACACAAGCGGCTTCCGTACAGTACCAGAACCCTTTCGCCCAGATAGTGTCTCTGGCCGGTGCGTGCCAGAACCTTCAGGTTGTGGGGCGTGGCGGAGCCAAGACAACCGACATTCAGGCCGAAAGGCTTCTGGATGTCATCTATGACATGCCGGGCGCGCCCGTGGTCTGGGTGGCCGACACGTTCACGAACCTGAACGCCAACATCCTCCCTTCTGTTCTGGAAGGCCTGGAGCGTAAAGGCCTACGTGAAGGTGTCCATTATGTCATCGAGAAGGAACCACCGACATTCACGGAAGCGGAAAAGGCCGATCTCCCAGATTGGCTAAGGCCGCATTTCTGGAAGCCTTTCAACAAGCTGGTCTCCTACAAGCGGACAATCATCTTCTACACAGGCACCAACATCCGGTTCGGCTCACTTGACCGTCCGGCCACGCTGGCGGGTGCCTCTTACGTGTTCTGCTTCGGGGATGAGGTGAAATATTTCCGGGAAGACAAGATCTCCAACCTGCTGAAGGCCGTCCGAGGCTACAGGCAGGAATATGGCCACAGTGTCTTCTACCGAGGGTTCAGTTTCACCACCGACATGCCGGACACCACTCACATCGGGGAATATGACTGGATCCTGAAATACGCCCACAACATGGACATCCCGGCAATAGTCCTTGTGCTGAAGGCCGGTCTGGTCTATAATGAATGCCTTCACGAGGCGGTGGCCGCCAAGGACAAATGGCTGAAAACCCACAGCAACGAGGATCTGAACATCTATCGCGGCAAATGCCGTGTGGCCGAACAATGGAAGGCCCGCTGGGCAGAACTTAGAATGCGAAAGGAAGCCAGAACGTTCTTCATGCTTGCGTCCTCGTACATCAATGTGGACATCCTCACAGAGCAGTGGTTCGGGGATGCGATCGCAGGAAAGCTTCCTGATCTGAACACGGCCATACTCTCCATGCGTCCGTCCCTGGAATCAGGCGACCGCTTCTACACTTCACTGAGCGAACGCCACTTCTACTATGACGGCACGGATGAGGACGCCTACGATGGATTCGGTCTGCTGGACAAGGAGGATTGCAGGGTGTTGAAGTACGTTGACCTGGACAAGCCACTCATAGCAGGAGTCGACTTCGGGAATATGTGCTCGATGTCCATCGCCCAGAATGACATCGAGAAGGGACGCGCGTGTCTGCGTGTGGTCAAGTTCCTATACACATTGGCACCTGAATATGTTCCCGACCTTGGGGAGAAGTTCCGCACCTTCTTCGCACCTGTGAGGCGCAAGACCCTGATGCTGTACTATGACCGAGCCGGCAACGCCTACAAGTCGGTGGGAGAAGACCAGGTCGGCAAGTTCAAGAAGGCTGTTGAATATGATGAGTCCGGCCGCCGCACAGGGTGGACGGTGCAGCTGATGTCCATCAACCAGGGCAACATCGGACAGCCGGAGGAATACTCATTCATGCAGGAGATAATGAGTGAGCGCAATCCTCGGTTGCCCGTGATTCGCATCGACGCCTATGCGGCCAAGCATCTGAAACTCTCATTGGAGAAGGCAAGGACAGTTGTGAAGAACGGCGTTGTGTTCAAGGACAAGAGAAGCGAGAAGTTGCCTGTGGAGCAGCTGCCTACCGAGTCCACCAATCCTTCTGACTCATTCAAGTATCTTGTGATGACCAAGCAATTGAGAGGGCTGGCCAGTGGGAAGACGATGCTTCCGTCTTCGGCTACGGATCCGAGAGCCGTGGGTAAAAACAAGGACTGAGCGGGGTCTGCGCCATATATCACCCTCAGAAAGGAATCGCAATTGCGATTCTTCCTTTGCGCGGCCCGGGCTCTTTTGCGTCCGAAAAAATGCGTTTTTGCCGTGGCGGGGCGCAAGGTGCTGAACATTACTTGATTGACGGAAATATATTCACAAATCATAACCTTTTGACGGGAATCCAAGAGCCTTCGGCTGTAGTTTCAGGGTTGGGTGTGGTGTCCTTTTTATCGTCTTGCGTGGTGGCTAACTTTGTGATATGAACGTATATGAAGCATTAGCGGAGATGAGGCGGCTGTCAGAGGAAGACAGGAGCTTCAGCTTCTCGTTTATGAGTTACAACCCCACAAAAGGCACAAGCGACGGGATTGTCTATGTGCGACGCGGGGTGCTTAGGCATAGGGAAACCAAGGAGCACAACAAGAACGCTGACCTGATCGAGGGCTACACGGATCTGGAGACCGGAGAGACGAGGCGTTTCTACCAGCCGCTTCTTATGACATTCAACGGACAAAAACTGATACTCGTATGAGCAGAATCGAAAAAATATCCGACCACACCGCCGTCCTGCGGCTGAACGATGGCCGGGCTTTCGCGCTTTCCAACAGAAGGGACAGCAGTCTTGACTCTGTGTTCTGGATGGCGCAGCAAAGGAACTGGGAGCAGTTGCCCCAGACGATTTGCGGACAGAAGATCGTGCCGTTCGGCCACGACAACAACCTTCCCGTGCATCTTCGGGACATCCTTGACGAAAACAATCTTGGTCCGGGAATCCTTGAAAGGCAGATGGGGCTTCTCTACGGCCAGGGCGTGTTCCTTAACCGGCTGGCTTACCAGGATGGGAACATCGTGCATCACTGGGAGGAAGACAGGGAGATCCAGGCTTGGCTGGACAGCTGGGACTATGTCAGCTACATCAAGGGGTGTATGACCGACTACCTGCATCTGAAAGGGTTCTTCGACGCCAAGTACCTGGAAAAAGGCCGGAGAATAGGCAGGGAGCCAAAGATCGCCTATCTTGAGCATATTCCTTCAAAGAACGCAAGGCTGGAGTGGACGGACAGCAGGGAGATCAGGGATGTGAAGCACATTGTTGTGGGTGATTTCGAGCATTCCTGCGTGGGGACGGGCGTAAGGGTCTATCCGGTCTATGACAGGAAGAATCCCGGACGGTTCGGAGCGTCGGCATCGTACAACTACACATATTCGTTCGCAAGGGATTTCTATGCGGTGCCTCAGTACTGGGGAGCGTTGCGCTGGATTGTCAAGGGATCGGAGATTCCGACCATATTCAAGTACGTGACGGACAACGGAATCAATCTTGCCTATCTGGTGAAGGCTCCTAAGGAGTACTGGGAGGAAAGACGGGACCGCCTTAGGATGATCCATCCGACTTGGGATGACACTAAGGTGGAGAACGAGATCAGCAGGCTGACGGAAGACTTGCTGATGCAGATGCAGGATGTGCTCAGCGGCAAGGAGAACGCTGGAAAGTTCTTCTACTCGTTGGATATGCCTTCCGAGAGCGGTGCGGGACGTGTGGCTTGGACCGTGGAGGCGATTGACCAGAAGATGAAGGACTTTGTCGAGGCTCAGTTGAAGATCTCCGAGGCTTCGGCATCGGCCATCACTTCGGGAATGGGTTTGCATCCGTCGTTGTCGAACGTGATGGTGAACGGAAAACTGGCATCAGGCTCTGAGCTGCTGTACGCCTTCAAGCTGTTCCTGCTTTCGGACACGGAGATCGCCTCACAGACGATTCTTGAGCCTGTCAACCAGGCGATAGCGTTCAATTTCCCCGGCAAGGGGCTGAAACTTGGGTTCTTCCACAAGCAGCTGGAGGCGGAGGACGCGCTGACTTCTTCGGCAAGGGTTAAAAATCAGTGATTATGATGGATTTGTTCAACAGAAATCGGGACGGTTCCAAGGAACTTGAGGATCTGACCGGCCAGTGGTACGCTTCTTCTCCTTTCAGGCTGATCGAGACGGAGATCCGGTTCGCTACCGATGAGGTGGCGCGGCTTGTGGGTCAGGAGGTGGTCAAGGAGGCAGCCGAGGCTTACGATGAGGATGAGAAGCCGGAACTCGTGGCCGCTGTGAGGCTTCCGGTGGCGTGTCTGGCGTTGATGCGGTACGCAAAGCTTTCGTCCGTGTCGCACGAGTCGACCGGACGGAAGGTCAAGATCGATGACAATGAGAGAAGTCCTTACGAGTGGCAGATAGACAGGGATGACAGGGCGATGAGAGAACGGTATTTCCGGGCTCTCGACGCTTTGTACACCTATCTGGAGACTTCCGGCAACGAGAACTGGAAGGCTTCGGCAAAGAGGACGATGACTGGCGAATCCATTGTCAGGAATATTCAGGAGTTCGAGGCCGTCTATCCCATCGACGGGAGCTACTATGTCTATTATCTGTTACAGGCGCTTGTGATCGAGCGGCAAAGGGCGGTGATAGGGCCGTTCGCAGGGGATAAATGGGCTTCAATAGTTGACAGTTCGGCTGATGAGAGGGTGCTTTCGCTGGCCAGAAGGGCGGCCATACTCAGTGCGGTGATCGTTGCGGGCACAAGGTGGAGCCTTGAGGTGTTCCCCATCGAGATAGCAAGGCGGTTCTCCCCTACCTATCAGGGCAACAGGTCGAACAGGGTGGCCACGACCGATGAGATTGACTGGTATGTGGGCAATCTGAAGGCGGAGGTGAAGGACGCATTGACGGATCTCGCGGATCTGATCAACGAGGAGAAGGCGGATCCGAAGCTTTTGCCTCAGAATGACAGGCGGAACAAATTCTTTACTACTGAGTGATGAACACGATAGAGGTTTTCGAGACCGGAAAGGTCGTCCAGGTGCCTGGTTCGTGGAATGAGATGACTCCGAAACAGGTGCGTGGGGTGTTCCGGATCTTCGAGTGGTGTCTCAGGCACGGAAAATCTCCGTTGGACTTCAATGTGAGGGTGCTTTGGATGCTGCTGGGTGTCAAACGGACTGTCAGGGGATGGTTCACGGACATATTCAATGGCGATCAGGGGTCTTTGAGGGATGAGAATGTCTATCGGATGTGCGAAAGGTTTCTGGGGTTTCTGTTCTCGGAGGAGTCGGCTGCGTTGACGTTCGATTCGGTCGCCAATCCGATGCCGGTGGTGCGTTCGGGGCTTGTGTGGCTGCACGGGCCGGGGGAATTGCTTCAGGATCTGACGTTCGGGGAGTTCAGGCACGCTTCGGCGGCTGTGAACCGGTTCTTCAAGAATCACGATGTGGCTGATCTGGATGAGTGCATCGCCTTTCTGTATAGGAAACGGTCAAGGAAGGCCAATCGGGCGGGTCGTATGGTTCCCGATGTGGACCAGCGGAACGCGAGAAGGCATATTCATAGAGCGTCGAGGTTGAAGGGATGGCAGAAGAATCTTGTGATGATGTGGTTTTCGGCTTGTTTGAAGTATCTTCAGACGGGCGTTCTGGAGATTGACGGAGAGGAGATTGACTTGTCGAGGCTTTTCGCGGGGGATGAGAGCCATTCGGGGGTAAGTTTCGGGTGGAATGATCTGTTGGTCGAGGTGGCCAAGGAGAACACGCTTGGGAACATCGATCGGGTGGATGAGGAGCCGTTGTTCTCCGTGTTGTCGATTATGTGGCATAACTATAAGGAAAGAAAGAGAAATGAGCAGATTATCAAGGCTTCAAAGGCTCACTGAGTACCTTGCGGGGTTGAAGATTCATTCCTGTTGGTGCACTGAGCATATAGATCCGATTAGCACGACCGCGCAGTCGGACGCGACTTCCAAGCTGGCGCATCTTTCGGGTGTGCAGGTTCTTGTGGCGCGTCCGGAGGTGCATCAGCGCGGGGATTCGGACACGTTCCGGGAAGAATTGGGTACGGTGATCTTCGTATTGGAGAAGGGACTTGGGCTGGATAAGACGGAGGCATCGGAGAATGAGCAGTATTCACGGCTTCTGGAGATTGCGGATTTGATTCTGGCCTACATTGCGGAGGAGGCTTCAGGCCAGAACTGCCGTTTGGTGACGGGGTTGTCGCTTGCTTCGGTGGATGTGGTGCCGGAGGCCAGCGTGTTCGGTGGTTGGAGCGGGTACAGCATCGAGCTTGCATTTGAGTGATGGATGTCAGGGCGCGTTTTGTGGCTGAGGTCCTTCAAGATGAGGGTCAGAGGCTTTTGAGGAATCAGGGCAAGGCCATCGAGGCAAGGGTCAAGAAGCGTTCGGGACGGATGGAGTCGTCAAGGAGTGTTTCGGTGACGGGAGGCAGCGGTGCTTCGGGGACTTTGACGTTCGTCCACGTGGCCTACGAGCGTTATCTGGACATGAAGCGTCTCCAGCGTGGCGGCCATTCCGTCAAGAGCAACCGCAAGATCCACAACCGCTATGTCTTCGGTGCCTTCGCCTCCATCGCCGAGCGGCTTATGTACGAGTTCACGGACGATGTCATCGCCCGGATTCGGGAATCGGAACTGGGGCAAACAAAGTGAAAATCAGCGGGAAGTCTTGATTATTTGTCCGGAAAGTTGTTTCTTTGTAAACACAAACGCAATACAAACGCAATACGAAGGAATTATGAGGCTTGGAAAAGACGATATACTTGTAATCAAGGCTGTTCTGCTGTATATTCTTACGCATAGCGAGGATAGGAAAAGGGACATCTACAGCCTTGTGAAGGCGGCTTATTATGCGCAGCAGAGCCATCTTGCGCAGTATGGCACTCCCCTCTTCAAGGATTGCATCTGCGCTTTGCCGTTCGGACCGGTGCCATCCAACATCTACAATGTCCTGAAAATGGCACGTGGCGATTCTCGTGTTCTCAACTACCATAAGGCAGACAATATGCACTTGGCCTCGGATGCCATCGCTTTCGAGAATGAAAGATATTCAGCGAAAGAAGATCCCGATCCGGATTTTCTTTCCCAGTCTGACATTGAATGTCTGAACTATGGAATCAGCAAGGTAGCCGGAATGTCTTTCAGCCAGATAATGGATGACACGCACGGGCAGGAGTGGAGCCGCGCTTTCAACAGCGGATCTTCTTTGAAGGAGATGAACCTTTTAAATATAGCCAAAGAAGGAGACGCTTCCTCGGATGCTTTGCAGTACCTTAAGGATTTCCTTGAGACTGACAGGTTTGCAAGGTTATGATGGAACTTGGCTCATTTCCTGCCGAACTAAGAAAGTTTGCTGTCGAGATCGGTCAAGTCCTGAAGATGGAGATGTTTCCGGAGGACAGAGTGAAACCTAAACCGGGAAAGGAATCCAAGCCAAAAGGGTTCGTCATCATCGGCAGAACGGATGACGGTGGTGTGCTGGCCGCACTTTTGGTTAACACCCGGATCAATGAAAGGATGTTTGCCCGAATCGCACCTTACCAACATTTGGTGAAGGCTGCCGACAATGACTATCTGGATCATGATAGTTATGTGGATTGCTACACAGTGAGGGAGTTCAACAGTGATAGGGTCTTGGAAAACGCTGAATATCTTGGGCATATTAAGGAAGAAGATTTAGCCGAATGCCTTGAACATGTCCGGCAGTCACCGGCCATCAAGCCCTATGTGCTGAAAAAGTTCAACTTATAGGATCGAGGTGTGATTTTTGCAAAGAGTAGATTAACACTTAATTCTGATTGAGTATGTTCTGGGGTTCTTTTGATGTTCCTATAGGAGTGATCATCCTCGTTCTTCTGGTTGTATTCTGGAAACCGGTGACGAGCAAAATTCTTTTGTGGGTATTCGTCATCATCACGTTCCCTTTTGTCGCATTGTGGAAGGGTATAGAGAAATTAGCTGGAATAGATGAAAGTAGTTGTGGGACATCCGATGAGGACACAAGAGAGCTCGCAATAGAACGTAGGTGGCTGATGAAGAAGGTGATCCTCTCAGCCGCTGGTTTTCTGGCTTTCTTCGCAATCATTATCTGGACACTGCCTCTATTCGACATCTACGATTGGAAAGTGGTCGGCTGGCTATCACTCGCAGCCTTCGTATTAACCGTGATCATCGCCACCAGAACAAAGTTCTTTGATCCACCAAGGATTAAATAATCAACACCTTTGTCCTTTGCAGCCGCTTGATAGCGGCTATTTTTGTGCCATAAAATCACGTGAGATTATGGCAAAAAGAATTACGGATGAAGATCTTCGGCTGAACCTGATTGTCAACGGGGACGGGGGCAGAAAGCAACTTCTTGAACTGGAAAGGCAGATAACCAGCACAAGTGCCGCTATAGAAGAGACACGGAAAAAGATGAATGCTTTTGAGGCCGCGGGGAAAAAGGCCGGTCAAGAATATCAGTCATTAAGTGAGTCTTTGAAAGTGCAGCAAGCCTCGCTGAGGAAATGTCAGTCAGAATTTAAGGCTCTTCAAGAAACCGTTCCTCTTTCAAGCAAGACGATGAGGGAACTTAAGCATCAAATCACCGCAACTCGTGCCGCGCTTGAACGTGCTGTTCCTGGGTCGGATAATTGGATTCAACTTAACAAAAAACTTCAAGAGTCAAAGACAAGGCTCAAGGAACTGACCGATCAGTCCAAAGCCGCAAGTTATACAACGTGCGAGATGATGGACAAACTTAGCAAATATGCCATTTCGCTCACTTCAGCCTTTAAAGGTGCGGCCAATCTGATAAATAAGTTTACCGGAGCTCGTGACGCGTTCCTGGCCTATGATGAGGCGATGACGGATGCGATGAAGACCACTGGGTTGACGAAAGATGAGATTTCGGAGCTCAGTGAGAAACTCAAGGGGATAGACACGAAGACGGCTCAGAACGAACTACTTGGACTTGTGCGCGCCGGCGGCAAGCTGGGAATATCCGGGCAGGAGGATTTGCTTGGATTCGCGAAGGCCGCGAACCAGATCAACGTGGCACTTTCCGAGGATCTTGGCGGTGATGCGGAGGCTGCCATCACGGAAGTGGGAAAGATGGTCGATGTGTTCAATCTGAAAGATGAGTTCGGAATCGAAAAGGCTATGCTGAAAGTCGGTTCGGCTATCAACGAACTGGGTGCGGCCTCGACCGCCAACGAAGGCTACATCGTGAACTTCTCCGGAAGGCTTGCGGGTATTGCCCCTAATGCCAAGATCAGCATCGACAAGGTGATGGGACTTGCGGCCACACTTGACTCCTTGCATCAGCAGGCAGAGACATCATCCACCGCCGTAGGACAAACCATAACCAAGATGTTCGAGAAGACGGAGACATTCGCGAATATTGCAGGAATGTCTCTGAAAGACTTCTCAGATTTGCTGAACAACGATGTCAACGAGGCGTTTATCCGAGTGCTGGAGGGAATGAACAAAGGCGGCGACGGTGGAATGAAAGCCATCACCGAGGCGATGGGAGATATGGGGCTGAACGGTTCACGTGCCATTCAGGTTCTCGGCAGTCTCTCAAAGCAGACCGAAACCTTACGCCAGCAGCAACAGATCTCTGCCGAGGCTTTCAACGAAGGGACTTCCATCACCAATGAATATGAGCTCAAAAACAACTCGCTGACAGCCACGTTGGAAAAACAGAAGAAGGCTCTGATGGAAACAACCGTGGAAATCGGGGAAAAGATGAACCCTCTGATGTCAGAAAGTGTCGGGCTTACGAATATGGGTCTGAAAGCCGTTTCCGCATTGATCGGTCCATTGGTCAAATATCGCTACCAGATGGCCGAGATCGCAGCGGCGATATTCATTTACAATCAAAGGGCGAAAATCAAACTTGCCTACGACAAGCTGCTTGCCTTCTGGAGCAAGGAGAACAGAGACGCTTTGTTGAAACAAGCCCTTAGTCTGAAAGGCGCAAGCGTCAGTACAGCAGCTTTGTCTGTGGCACAGAACCTTCTTGTCGGCAACACTAAGGCGGCCACCATAGCGTTCAAACGTCTTGGCTTGGCCATCAAGGCTAATCCTTTCGGGCTTATCTTGAGCGTCATCACAGCCGTGGTCGTCGGTATTACCACGTTTGTCAGGCGGTCAAAGGAAGCCACCAAGGAAATGACAGAGATGCGAAAAGCGGCCGCTGACACCGCCTCGGAAATCAACAGAGAGAAGGACGCCGTCAACAGGCTTAAAGACGCTGTGACATCAGCGACCATCGGCTCCAAAGAGAGGGCGGCGGCCATCAAGCAGATCAACGACCAGTACGGATCTTACCTTCCGCACCTGCTCGATGAGAAGGCGTCCAATGAAGAGGTTGCCACGGCTCTCGGCATAGTCAATGACAAGCTTACTGAGCAGATCAGGCTTAAAGGGATGCTGAACGCCAAGTCAAAACTCGATGAGGGGCTTCAGGACAGCACCGTGAAAGCGGCGGAGAACATCAGGAATGCCTACAACAAGACACACAAAGGATCTGAGATGAGCGAAGATGATTACCGTGGCATTCTGGAATCGATTGTGGGATTCAGGGACACGATGACATCGGAGACTTCATCGAACACAGATAAAGTCAACGCAGCCGCCGCCTTGAAAAGGGCTCCCATACTCAGGGATCTTCATCCGGATGATCTGGCAAAGCAATTAAGCCCTGTCTCTTCAGGAATAGACAAGTACAATTCGGACGTGAAGACCTTGGAGGCGCTGTACGGGGTGAATAAGCGGAAGAATAGTGTTTCAACGACATCTGGAACATCAGCCTATTCAACCACAGATGGTGATTTTCCGACAACTCCAGACAACAAGTCCGGCAAGCAACAGTGGTCATTGAGCAATGATGAGGCGTTCTTGAAGGCTAAGGCGGAGCTGACGCGGCTGTACAATGAGAAGGAGATCGCTTCGCAGGAGGAATATGATGAGAGGATTTATGAGCTGGAGGTGGCGACGCTGACGGCACGGCTGGCGGCTCATAAGGAGAAGGGGGCGGGCAGGGCCAAGATTGAGAATGAGTTGCAGGAGAAGATCAAGAAGCATTCGGAGGATGCGTTGAAGAAGCAGCAGGAGAACGAGAAGAAGGCGGCTGAACTGAGCAAGGAGGGAACGGCCATCATCAACGAGGTGGAGACTGACAAGACCAAGGCTGCGATGGCCGGTGAAGAGGCGCGGTATCAGGCCGAACTCAAGAAGTTCAAGGAGACGCAGGTGCTGTACGAGAATCAGGCGGCGGTGTTGGAGGCTATCGAGAAGAAGCATCAGAATAATCTGATGAAGATTCGGATGGATGCGGAGGCTAAGGAAATGGCAAAGCTCAAGACTGCACACGATTTGGAGAGACTTGAGATAAAAAACGAATATGAGCAGAAGATGTCTGCTTTGCCTGTTGGCCCGTCAACAGAGAGGTCATCGATGCAAAGATCAATGAATGCAGATTTGGCTTCTTCCGACCTTGCGTATTTGGAAAATCTCAAAAACGAACTCAAAAAGATTACTGATAGCGGTGAATTTGACGGAGCGATAATCCCTGAAGATGAACTGAATAAATACAGGCTTCAACTACAACAGACCATTGAGAAGATCACGGAACTCAAGAACAAACAGAAAGAGGATACAGCAGGGGCTTTCGCAGGCACAGGGAAAGGAAGCCTGTTCGGCGTGTCGCAGGAGCAATGGGATCAGTTCTTTGCGAATCTGTCTGATGGCAGGCTTAAAGCAGAAGATCTGGCGAATGCCTTGACCGGAATGGGAGGGATTGCACAAGAAGGCTTTCAGCTGGCAAGTAAGGCGATCGAGCTTACCAACGCCAAGGAAAACAAGGCGTTCAACGAGTACAAGAAGAACAATGAAAAGAAAAAGAAGGATCTGAAATCGCGATATGATGCCGGATTGGTGTCCCAAGAGCAGTACAACGCAAGGGTCGAGGAGATGGAAGCCGAGGAGGAAGCCAAACGTGAGGAAATGGAGATTAAGCAGGCTAAGAGGACGAAAGCCCTCAATCTTGTGCAAGCCATAATCAACACGGCTTTGTCGGTCACAAAGACATTGGCGCAATGGGGATGGCCGGCTGGTGCTGCTCCAGCCGCTATGGTAGCGGCATTCGGTGCGGCCCAAACGGCATTGATAGCAGCTCAGCCTATCACGACTGGTGCGGAAGATGGTGGTTTTGTGAACACTCGCAGGGCGCAGGACGGGAAGGCGTTCAAGGCGCGGCTGTCTCCTGACAAGAGAGGGTTCGTGTCCTCCCCTACCGTGCTTGTGGGTGAGAATGGCGGGGAATATGTGATTCCGGCTGATGGGTTGCGCAATCCGACGTTGTTGCCGTTTGTGGCCACGATGGAGGAAGCGCGGAAGGCAGGGACGTTGAAGAGCCTGAACTTCGAGGCAGTCTATCCGGTGGGAGCGGCTATCGGTAGAGAAAGCGGAGGGTTCACCGGCACTTCGACAAGTTCAGTGACCGGAAGTGGATCAGTGAGTGGTGGAAATGTCGCTTCGACAAGCTCAGCGACCGATGAGAAGTTGCTGGAGGCTATCGAACTGCTGAACAAAAGGCTTTCCGTGCCTATCAAGGCGGATGTGTCGATGCTGGGGAAGAACGGGATCATCGAGCAGACAGAGAAGTACAATCGTGCCAAACGCAGGAGCTCTTATGGCGGATAATGCTATTTTTTCATAAAAATTTCCGTAAAACTCTTGGAAATCGAAAAAAGATTCGCATATTTGCCAGTGCGTAACATATTTAATGGCATCTTTAGCGGTCAAGATTTTTCTCCGTTATAGATTGCTGACATATTTTTAAGGGAAATTTGCCCTCCGTATGGTCGTTGCCGGCGAAAGCGGTGACAGTATTTGGCCGCAAGGCTTTGAATATGTTACGCAGACCTTAGCGGAGGGTTTTTATATTCAATTAGTTATGCGTAAGACTAATTCAAACAATGCGGCTGTTGCCGCTGAAAGCCACAAGATCGGGGCTGACTCTTTCATCATTGAGACCAGAATTGAATTATTCCAAATTGCGGAACGGTTCTCAGAGTGGGAAAATCAGATGTGCGAGAAGAAGGAGCTGCTGATGGACGGCAGGTTCGACAACGAGATCAGGACGATGAACTCAGCCTTCTACCAGCTGGATGAAGCACTGAGGAAGATCATGAACGAAGAGCTGGAGTTCGACATTCTCCGGCACGGCAAGGCGGTGGAGTGATTTTTGCAAGATGATGGAAAACACTAATTCTGAATGAGTATGAGAAAGGTTATTTTTGCTGCGATCATATTGCTGTCTTGCGTTGGGACTTGTTTCGGACAGGCGATAAAACCGGACACACTTACAATCTATGGGACATTTCCAGTATACGGAAGAGAGGCCGAATGGATGGAGGATCAGTTGAACATCTGGAAGCCGAATCTTGACTATATTCATAGAAAGAATGACTTTGCTCTTGAAAAAAGGGGGATAACAGTTCTTCAGTGTCACGATGTACGTTTCACTCATAATAATAAGACTTCAAAATACCCTGACCATCTGTTCTTTGACTTATATGTCAAGTGTATGCCTGACTCTTGCACTATCTACATGACAAATATCGATGTAATTTGCAACCATAAGCCAGGGAGGTATATTCATAGAATGTCAACATACGATGATGCTTTGAACAGGAGTGGTGCTTGGCTTAGGAAAAACCGAGTGTTGGCGGATTCCGCAAGGGTATATTCATTGTCTCTTTTCCACGAGTTGAAAGGGTCTTTGGAGCAGCATTTGAACAGGCCGTTGGAGGTAAGGATGAGACGGATTAAATGACACTAATTCTGAATGAGTATGAGAAGATTAATCGTTGCTTTTGCTGTGATGCTGATTGGGTTCAGCGGGACTTGTTTCGGAAGAAAGTTGGCTGATCCGGACACGCTGACGTTCAAGAAGACATATTCGATGCCGGGGATGAGTGAAGACGATATTTACGTTTTCACGGCTGGCTGGGAAGCCTCATGGCTGGAATTCTATGGTGGTTCTCGTGGCAAGTATGGAACAAAAGGCAAATCCTATGCTTGCTGGTTTTATGGGCAGAAACTGGATAAGGTCACTGCCAACATATTCCCTATGGTCTATCTGGTTTTCCGGGATGGGTCTTTCGATTTGATATTCTCCGATATTTCCGCAAGCTGGAGGCACAACTATATTGATTGCTTGTCTTCACGGGATGACAGATTCAACCGCAATGTGTTTTGGCGGATGTCGTATAGTATGAAGATTCTTGACCAGATAAGGGCTCGTTCTAAGGAGCTGTTCGAGATAGTCACCGCCTCGATGGACCATTACCTTGAGGTCGGGCCTCCGGTGGATCTGAATAAGGTTCAGTGATTTTTGTATTTACAAATGCAATACAAACGATATTTTTATTATCTTTGCTCCGACGGAATGACATTATCGACAAAGGCGCTATGAGCACATATATTCAACAGTTGGAGGAATATTTTAACAAGACTACTCTTGAGCAGCAAAGCAAGGATTACCAAGAACTTCAAAAGTTCAATAAGAATGGTATAACTGTTGACGATTACATCCGGGATTTAGGGATTTCACTTTAGTTATCATTATATGGCATTCAGCAAGTATAAGAGCAAATCCGAGATGAATGAAGCTTGCGCTAAGAATTTGCACGATAGTTCATCGTTCCTACCTGTTGGCCATTGTGCATACTATGCTTGTTTTCAAAGGATTTGCCATATATGTTATTATGTTATCGGGAAAACAAGGGATCAAATTGCCTCAGAGTGTAGTTTAAGCAGAGAGGGTTCGCACAATTATTTGCTGAACCTCGTATTGGAATACATCAAGAAGAATGATCTAAATGATGGCCGTACTTTGCGTAGGGATATTTTCCAACTAAAGAAACTTCGCGAGTCAGCAGATTATGAAGACGAAAATTTTGATTCATCCAAAAGTTCAAACTCGCTTGATTTGATGCGCAAGATCCTTCCTATTTTGAAAAAATACTGAATATGACTTCTAATGAATATATTATCAATGAACTGAATCTTCTTCTTGAAAAGGTTCAGAATATTCGTGTGCGCTACGAGTTCGATAAAATGTCTTCTATGCACATCATTGAAATCGTGCCCGATGACATTTATCGCGATGATGCAGCATACCTTGAATGGGAGGATGATTTATTTAGCAGATTCATTGAGAAATTCCCTACTGAAAACATTTGCTTCATTTCAGATAAATCATACATCGAAGTGAAGAATCCAATCTTTGTTAAAGAAGGGGTTGGTTTTGTATCATTCTCGTACAAAGAGGAGAATCGCTTCTCTTTACGGAAATCTGAAATCTCTCCGAAATTCCACGAAATGCCTTTCACTTGGATTTCATTCGCTCCTATTGGATGTGAGACTTATTCCTTTTCGCAACAATCTGGCGCGCAATACCGTGTTGAAATTAATAATGGCAACTATCCAAAAGCAGCATAAGAATTATGGACAACAGCAATCCAAAGTCGGGTTTTACCCTTGAAAATATCATCCTAATCGAAAGTTCCTTCAAAAGGATTAGCGATGTAATATTCGATGAGAAGGCTCAAAACTCATTCGATATAAATGTTGGGGTCGCATCTGCCGAGCCTAGAATAGCTGTAACAGTTGATGTTACGGTCGCACAAAATCGTGATGAGGCTGAGCAGTTCAAAATCACGGCAAAAATGGTGGGAATATTCCAGAAAGAAGGTGAATCAGACATCAAAAACGATGAGGATTTTGGCCGTATTAATGGTGCCGCCATCATATTCCCTTTTGTAAGAGAACATATTGCTAATGTGGCATTGAAAGGAGGTTTAGGCACGGTTCTTATTCCTCCTGTGAATTTCACAAAGTACACTGGCAAAGAATAGGATCTGTTTATAAATAGGAAACAACACTTGTTGTCCTTTGTGGCCGCCTGGGGGCGGCTATTTTTGTGCCATAATACTTGGAATTATGGTTAGGATATTGACTAAGGACTACACGGAGCTGGATCTTACTAAGGGATTTGAGTTCCAGATCGAGATGGAGAACCCGATGCTGGAGGAGGATCATATTCCTTTGGCTTTCAGCACGCAGATTTCGTTTCCGCCGTCGCCGGTGAACCGGAGGGTGTTCGGGTACACACCGGCGATGTTCCTTGCACCGAATGTGAAGAGGCTGGAGGCTTCGGTGTGGATCGGGGGTGTGCCGTTTGTGAGCGGGACGCTGGTGTACGACGGGATCGAGGACGGGTGCCTGATGTACACGTTCACGGAGAAGGTGGTGGAGCTGGAGGGAAAGATATGGGATCAGGAGATGCTTAGGTTCCAGATCTCCTCGCTGCCTACGGACAACACGATATTCAGGACGCCTATATTGGTCAACAAACAACACGTTGCAGATCATCCTTACGCTGAAACCAATGTCTCCGAGGCATGCGGTCTGAAATACTATAATTACCAGGACAGCAGCACGATACTGACGTATAACTCTTTCATCCCTGCGGTCTACGTCTCCGCGATTCTCAAAAAGCAACCAATCGATTGCCTTTCAGACATCTTAGGGTCAGAGCCGGGCGACTATCCATTGGCCATTATAGGCCAATACCACGGAATACTGTTCAATGATCTTCATAAGGATGGAGCCTCTACAAGAGGATCAGCCAGACGGGGCTCTCCGGCAAGAGTCAACTCATACACAGACATCGCCAACTTTCTTCCGGACATCACCTTTGCCGAGTTGCTTAAGAACATCGGTCAGATTTTCTGCTCATCCTTCTACTCCGAAAATGGAAGGTTGGTAATGAAGTCCGCAAACGCCATCCTTACATCGAGTGCTCCTCTAAATTTGGATGAAACGATCTCCGATGATTTTTCTTCCGAAGTAGAGACGTCCCAGAAGTACGAGTTCGGTTATCAAGAAGAGGAGTCCGGCGACTATAATCTTGACAACCTTGAAAAAGACATAGCAAATGGCGAAATTGTGTCACAAGAGGATTTCGTTGTGTCCGATATTTTCTCAAAGTTCAAAGAAGACTACACCGTGGTATTCTGCAATGAGACGAAGGACATCTATTCGGGAAGACGATACCAAGTGAAGACCGGCACAAAAACCGAGACTTACTACGAGGATGTACAGCAAGGAGAGGCTTGGGTGACAGTCGAAAAGACCAGAGTTGTGGATGTATTAACGGATTTCTATGATTCCGATGTCATCTATCAAGGAGCTAAGGCAGAAGATGCCGCCGCTGACGATGACGCGGAAGAGTTCAGTAATATTTCCGACTTTGTGGCTGTAAGATGCATTCCAGAAAAAACAATGGACCACATCAGAATGATGCCGATTATCGAGCCTGAAGGGGTGTCGGGAGACAGAAATAAAAAAACGTATCTCGGAATAATCCACACTGACGGTTCGCTTGTCAGCAACGGGTGCTTTGCCGCCATCACTAAGTCCGATGCGTTGTTCCAAGGCGTTGGATCTATAACTCCATCAGGCCTTTGGGACAAGTACCACAAGGCGTTCGCGGAGTGGCTGGGGAAGACAAGGCAGAGGGTGTCGGTGGATGTGAACCTCTCCCCTATCGACCTGCATAATTTCAGGCTGTACAGGCCGGTGTACTTCAAGGGGCGAAAATGGATCGTTGCGAAGCTTTCGGTGACGGTGGCGGCGGGGTCGGAGGCGGTCTCGACACGCGGGGAGTTCATCGAAATCTGATGTCCTTTCTGAATAGGGCTTCCAACCGTACATTTGCCTTGGGTTGGGGACGATATGCCCAGCCATTGAAGCACGAATATGGAATTTACAGGTAGCATACAGTTCGCTGACGAAAGCTCTTGGCTGACACTGACCACGGAGTCGGATGACACGGTGACGATCACCGTCAAGTTCGGTTCACGGATCCTTTCATCCAACGAGGTTCTGAGCTTTGACGTGACTCCCAACTCGGGAATTGTACGGTTGCCGGCCGGAGAGATACTCAGAGCCCTGATGGGCAACGGCATCGGGATGGTAACAGGCTCGTTCACGGCCACGCAAGGATCATCCTCTTGCTCGCACAGTTTCAGCGTGCTGCCTTGCAGGAAGTTTGCGTACAAGTCCCTTGCCGCCACCATATTCACGACAAGACCAACGAAGTCGCCAGTCTATGAAGGCGCGAAAGACCGGCTCTGTTTCTACAGGACATCGGGAGACGTGTCCACCTATGTCAGATTCAACTATATTTCCGGCAACACGTCCGGAAGCTACAAACTCAGCCCTACATATTACTTGTCAGGTCAATACTATGACCTTGACATATCGGCCGACACTATGCTGGCGACAGCTTCAGCAAAGGGATTGAACGTGTCAAACATCGCGTTCTATGAAGTCTGGACAGAATATTCAGGAAGCAAGTCAACGGTATATTCATTTGAAATCAGACGTTTGAGGCTGCCGCTGAAGACCTACAAGTTCCTTGGGCGGCGCGGGACGTATGAATATATTCACGCAACGGGGAAGTTCGGCCGATCGATAGAGTCGGAGACGCAGGTGTTCGAGACTTCGGGCATCGAGCAGGAGCTGGCCAATGACAGCGCGATGACCTTCGAGCAGGGTTCCGGGCACATCGAGAGCGCCGGGATGGGTGCGTACTGGCTGGATTTTCTGGCTTCTAAGGAGAGGTACATCATCGAGAAGGACGGCACGGAAAAGGCGATTGTCGTTGATGAGTTCAAGACTTCGCTGACGGACCGCGCGGTCAGCAGCCTGACGTTCACGTGGCACTACGCCAATCCTAACGACACGGTGATTGACAATGCAGAGGTTGTCTTGACAGGAATTTCAGTCACAGGAGCGTCCACTGTGAACAACGAAAACAATGAGACCCAGTACGGGGTGACATATTCACCATCCAACACCACGCAGCGCGGGGTTGAATGGAGTATCACCAGTGGCGCATCATATGCGTCTATTGACCAGAACGGGAAGCTGACTGTTCTGAAGGGAGCCAACGGCAATACTGTCAAAATCAGGGCGACCAGCAAGATCAAATCTTCCATCTATGGGGAGAAATCCGTCACCGTCACTTACCAGGCCGCAAAGGTCAAAGTGACCGGAGTGACGATTGACAGGCAGGTTCTGTCTTTGGCTTTGGGGGATTCGGTGACTCTGGTGGCTACAGTGACGCCGGAAGGAGCCACGGATAAATCTGTGGTTTGGTCATCGTCTGCGCCAAGCATCGTTTCTGTTGATCAGAACGGAAAAGTGACGGCCCTATCAGCAGGCACGGCGGTGATCACAGCCACGACCAACGATGGGGGCTACACCGCCAGATGCAATCTGTCTGTTGCTGCGGTGCTGAAATATTACACCCTGACGGTGAACTGCACCACTTCAGGAGCGACCGTCAAGGTTCTTGAATATGTAGCCGGGCAGACCTCTGTGAAAGATGCGATCGACTACACGGAGCCTATGACATTCAAGGAAAACACCACGGTCAAGGTGTGGTGTCACAAAAACGGGATGATCGATTCCGGAACGCAGACTGTCCTTATGACTTCGGACAAGACGGTCAGCGTGGCGTGCAAGGCATACCCAAGCTGGAATCTGGGCAACGCGGAAACCATATTCAGTACAGGCGGAGTCCTTCCCTTCCAAGTCACTGACTCAGACAATGCAGGATGGGAATTGGCGGGGCTCCCAGAATGGATAACCTGTGACATCACCGAGGGGGTCGGATCCTCGAGTGTCAATTTGACTGCGTCATCCAACGGGACAGTCTCTGAAAGGCAGGCCACAATATCTCTCAAAGTGCCTTCTTATGACGAAGGGGCCAGTTTCGGTTCGTGCGTCATCACGCAAGAAGCCTCTGAGTACATCACTTTCGTTGATGCCGCTGTCGAGGCTATCTGTATAGACAACTTCGGAGACGGCACCGGTGTTTCGCCATACAATGCCGCGATGACTACTTCTCTCGATGGCTTGTTCTCTGGAAACACCGACATAGGGTCTTTCCCGGAGCTCAACGATTTCACAGGTGTCACCGAACTTGCGGATGACGAGTTCAATGGTTGCTCAAATCTCCATACCATCGGATTGGACAACATAGTAACTCTTGGAGCGAGAGCGCTGAGGAATACCTCGCTGAACGGAGATCTGACGCTTCCGGTGTGCAAGACCATCGGCAATTCAGCGTTCGCATACGTTCCGATGGATTCGATCGTGCTCCCAGTGTGCGAGACACTGGCCGGAAACGACAGCTTTTATAACAACACATCATTAAAGACAATAGAGTTCGGCGCTCTGAAAAGAGTTGAAGGATATGGGTTCTTACAAGGGGCAAGCTCGCTTCAATCTATCATTATAAGAAGCGTGACTCCACCTACATTCGGCAGGCAGGCGACATCTGACGGCCATTTTGTCCAAGTGCCTGAAACTTGCCCGATCTACGTGCCGGACGATTCGGTGGAGACCTACAAAACAGCCATCGTCTGGAAGACAAGGGCGGCTTACATACGTCCGTTGTCTGAACTGGAGTAACGGGAAAAATGTGGAATATCAGGAATATATTAATATGAACGACAAGAGAAACAAAGTATGCGGGTGCGCCGGCGACGGCTCGATTGTCCGGATAGTCAAGGGAAACGATTTTACGGTTGTTGCGTTGGCTTCCGTCTACGATGACGAAAAGGGGTTGTATGTCCCTTTCAGCCTGGCAGATGCGACGGATGTCGAGCTCAACATTGTCGGGGTCTACGGCAAGGTCCCGGGCAAGGAGGTGACGGTAGACGGTAATTCCGTCAGCGCAAGGTTTTCGGGTGCGGTCGGGATCGGCCGTTACGGTGTGGAGATCCTTTTCCGTGACTCCGACGGCAAGGGACGTGTCTTCGAGCGCGGGCTGTTCGAGGTTGTTAGGAGCAGCGGCGAGGCCAGCAGCGAGACAGGCACAGAGGGTGAGACCGGCGACGGCTACAACATCTCAGTCGATGTCCGCGCCAGGACGGTCCGCATCGGCAAGAGCACCGGAGTGACCGACTACTCCATGCTTGACAACAAGCCGTCCATAGGCGGCGTGACGCTGGAGGGCGACAAGTCCTTTAAAGATCTGGGGCTTGAATCCCCGGTATTTGTGGTGGCAACCGATATTGAGAATCCCAATGAGGATGGATCTTATAATATGAACCATACCCCGGCGGAGGTTCACCAAGCGCACCTTGCGGGCAAGATTGTGGTGCTGGATATTCCTTACTTCAATTTGCGCGGGTATCTCCAGTGTTCTACTGAATCGTTCAGCCTTTTCCGTTGTGATTATACTTTCAATACCGGAGAAAGAACCGAACTTTACAGCACGTGGTACGAGTACAGTGATGCTGGCATTGAGGATAGAGGTCCATACACTGCTTTCAGTTTCGCCGAACAGAGGAAACTACTAAACATTGAGGCACAGGCGCAAGTCAACACCATCGAACACATTCTGGTAGGCGACAAGGAGTATGAGCCAAAGACGGTGGGCACGAAGAAAAAAAACGTGTGTCTGCCGGACAACCCTTATGAGTTGTGGCAAGGCGAAGGCCACGACGGCGCTTATGATTTGCTTGGCTTATTCCTGGTTTCAGCATATCGGGCATGCTTGGCGGGGTTGACAACCAAGAATATTGAATTGACTTCCGATCAGCAGGATGCCCTGGATGATCTGATGACACTGCCATCCTGGATACATTATCCCGACCAGGGCAATGAGGGGCTGTTCTACTGTTTTGGAGATCCCGCAAGCCGTGTGACCATCACTTGCATACCTGGGGCATATGTCAGCGGAAAGTTGCAGCACAACCTGTCCGCCATAACAATCGTTATTGAGCGTCACGGATATGGCAAGATCTACCTTAACACCCTGCCCACGCTCCAGAAATCCGGCGACGGCACGAAGTTCCTGAACGACAAGGGTGAATATGCCGATCCCGTGGCCGGGGTGAAGAGTTCGGTGGAAGCATTGGCTCCTTATGACTGTACCGAGATTGTTACTGCTGGCATAGGAACTACCATTTCATATGATAAGGGAGAGGAGTTGAAAAAAGCCATAGAAGACGGCAGACCTCTTTTTGCCACGGAACAGATAAGTACAACTACCGTGTCAAAGGCTTACGTTGGTTATGTTCACACCGACGGGACCGACATACAAATTTCTCTTTGCAACTTAGCGCATTACCAAGTTCCCAATATGGAACCTGGCTCAGTCCCTTTCAATGAACAAGCCTTAAGCTATACGTTGATAGGTAGGAGTGAAAGCCAATCTTCTTGGACATTCAAGGGTAGAGGTACCTTCTTACTGAGCCAATTTCAAGAGAAGCTTGTTTCCGGCACCACCATCAAGACCGTAAACGGCCAGTCCCTGCTGGGGACAGGGGATATCGCACTGCCCGTCCCGACCAAGGTCTCGGAACTTGCCAACGATGCCGGCTACGCCAAGGCGGACACCCTTGAGACCATCACGGACGCCACGGAGATCACGGTCACCTGCGAGGCGGGCAGGATCAGGCAGGGTAACAACATAACGACGCTGTCCGTCGGCTGCTCGGCCACGGACAACTCGCAGCCCGTGGAGGAGAGGATCATATTCAGCACGGGGCCGTCCGTGGAAAGCGTCACGGTCACGGGAGTCTCGTGGGCGAACGGCGACACTCCGTCCTTCAAGGCCAACAAGGTCTATGAGATCAGCGTCACATACATCCCGCTGCTGGGCAAGTTTCTGGCCACATACGCGGAGTATTGATATGAGCGGAAGAAGACTTTTATTGCCGGCGCGTTGGAAGACATCGGACGCGATATTCTGGGGGCGTTGCCGGAAGCCCCTCGTGAACGCCTACTGGGGAGCGAGCTCGGGCGTTGACAAGTTCCATTACACTGACAACGGCGACGGGACGTACACCTACTATGCCATCAACGGCAACAAGGCCAAGCAGTGGTGGGACAGGTTCGTGTGGTACAACTCTGACAACGTGATCGACCTCCACGTCAGCCCCGACGCGCAGATCTGGGAGACGAACAACAACCGGTTCAACTCCCAGAGCGTGGAGGCTTACGACTTCGGGGGCAAGGCCATAGCGACCAAGTCGCTGCGTGAGACGTTCTTCAGCTGTCACAACATCGGGACGATTGACATCTCCAGTTGGAACCTCGCCAACAACACGTCGCTTTATGCCGCCTTCGCGGCCAATGTGGATTTTGACACCGTGACAAAATTACGTACCGTAAAACTTCCTGCGGACTGCGGCGCCAAGGCCACAGAGGCACATAAGATGTTCGGCTGGCACAGGGGACTTGAGACAATAACAGGCATGACAACGGTCGATTTCAGCGCCTGCACCAACTTCAGCGAGATGTTCTGCGAGTGCATCAGTCTCAAGAACGTCGATTTCAGGATTGACGGATGGGTCACGGCAAAGTGCACGGACATCCACAGCATGTTCCTCAAGTGCCACGTCCTGGACTTCAGCACTATCGGAGACTTCACGACCTGGGACGTGAGCAACGTGACGGACGTGTCCGGCCTTTTCGCGAACAACAACGCCGAATATCTTGACCTGACGGGATGGGACCTGAGGAATTGCGGCAACTTCCAGCTGATGTTCGCCGACCAGTTCAACAACAACCTTAAAGGGATAGTCCTAAGCAACTGGCAGATGGACACGACAAAGCAGGCCCAGTATGGAGGTATGTTTGTCGGATGCACTGCGTTGAGAAGCCTTACTTTAAAAGGCTGCACCACTGAGGTTATAGACTTCTTCAAGGCGCAGCTTATGACGGATATCTTCAGCACAGTGCAGACCGGGAATCTTATCCTGATCCTGGACGACGGAACCTATAAATATGACAAGGCCGCCGGTGACTGGGTGGCCGCCACGGAAGAATGACAGCAAAACATAATAATATTCAAAGGCAATGGAAAAACTCATCAACAGAATCGGGCTTGACAGGATAGCCCACTTCGGGATCGGCGGGGTGATCTTCGCCGCCTTCAACATCGCGTTCCTCCTTTCGCTCTGCGCCGGATCGGTGCCGGAGCCGACGCTGGGGGACATCCTCATCGCCCCGATAGGCGGCTACTTCTTTGCGGCCTTCGCGGGGTTCATAAAGGAATATTTCATCGACTCCAAATGGGACTGGTGGGACATCGTGGCCACTATGGCGGGGCCGGTGTTCATACACCTGTGCGCCATAGCGGGCTGGCTGCTGCACCTCGGCAACGGGAAGGATCTCATCACCACGCCGCTCGGATGGGCCATATTCAGCGTTGTGGCGGTTGCCCTTGCCGCGCTGTTCGTCTGGTGGGTTATCAGGTTCAACAGAAAGAAGTGATGGACTGGACAAGCATCATAGTGACGCTGATCACATCCGGGGCGTTCACGACAATCTACTTCCTTGGCGACCGCAAGACGGCCTCGGTGCTGGAGAATGTCTCGAAGACGATCGAGCAGTGGCGGGGGCTGGTGGACGAGTACAAGAACGAGTCGGAGGCGCTACGCCAGCAGCTTGCGGATAAGGACGTCAAGATCGACCAGCTCTACAAGAGCATCGGCATGCTCCGTGACCGCGGCGACAAGCTCAGCAGCAAGGTGGCCTACCTGAACGCCTTCCGGTGCAGGAAGATCAAGTGTATGGACAGGGAGCCCCCTTTCGGCTCCGTGAAGATGGAGGACGGCAATGGGAACGATCAGTAAGGATTTCAGTTACCGTGAGTTCGAGGAGTCACCTACGGCAAGGCGCAAGGGCATCTGCAACGTGATCACCTCGTTCGCGGTTCGTGACGCGGTGAAGGAACTCACGGAAAAGGTGCTCCAGCCTCTCCGTGACAAGGTGGGGCATCCGCTTCGGATAAACAGCGGCTACCGCTGCCAGGAGCTCAACAAGGAGGTGGGCGGTGTTCCCACATCGCAGCACGTCAAGGGAGAGGCGGCGGACATCGAGGCTGCCGACCCGTTCCTGCTTGCCAGCGTGGTCAGAAGCACACCGGAGATCTGGAAGGAGGTTGACCAGATGATCCTTTACCCGACCTTCGTGCACATCAGCCACCGCAAGGGAGGGCCGCAAAGGAAGCAATTGCTCTACAACAGAAGATACCAAGGGGAAAGGTTTTAATATTCAATGAATATGGAAGTTCTAGTCAAAGTTTTGCTTTACATCTGGCAGCTGCCGCAGAACCTGCTTGGGCTGCTGCTGTTCTGGTGGTATGGCCGTGGGTGCAAATCATCCAAAGGGGATTATGTGACGTACTGGATAATGTATTCAGAGAAGATGCACGGTGGAATCAGCCTTGGGCGGTACATCGTGCTTCCCTATCATTATCTTCGCTCCACATCCAGTTCATACGTTCAGAAGACAATCCATCACGAATACGGACACACGAGGCAGTCGCTGCGGCTCGGGTGGCTCTACCTCATCGTGATAGGGCTGCCGTCCATTACGTGGGCTTGGCTGCATTCTTCGTTCAGGTGTTTCGACACCGTCAGCTATTACGATTTCTACACCGAGAAGTGGGCGGACAGGCTCGGTGGCGTGAAGCGATGAAGCAGGTTTGGATTCTTGCGCTTGTCGTTGCGCTGGTGGCCGCGGTCTCCGTTCTTAGCTGGAGACTGGGCTACCGTGCGGCAGTCGCCGAGCCCGTCGAAGCGGCCAAGTCCGACACCCTGATTGTAAGGGACACCGTCACCATAGAGTGTCCCGTCCCCATCCTCACAACCATCATCGACACGTTCCTTGTCGCCTATCCCGACATCATAATCATCCACGACACCACTTTTGTCCTGCTTCCTAAGGAGCGCAAGGAATATTCCGGCAAGGATTACCGCGCGGTGGTGTCCGGCTACCAGCCGTCCCTTGACCTGATCCAGGTCTTTCCCGAAACGAAGACCATCACACAGACCATTTCCGCACCGTCACGAAAAAGGTCACACTGGTCCATAGCCCTCCAAGCCGGCTATGGCCTGACCCTCCAGAACAACCGCATCACCCCGCTCCCCTACATCGGCGCCGGCCTCTCCTACAGCATCATAGAGTGGTAAGGCAGTATTCCATTAAAAGTAAGACTCGTGGTGGCGGATGGACTCGTTGGCGGTGCGTGTCTCCAGAGGGGTGTAGAGGTCGGTCATCTGGAGGGAATGGTGGCGGGCTTGGTCACGGACCGAAAGGAGGTCGGTGCGGGCCTTGATCAGATCCGTGATGCCGGTGTCCTTGAGGCTGTAGAACTTGTACTCGGAAGGGAGTTTCAGATCCTTCTTCAGGTGATAGGTCCAGAAGTCACCGAAATGCTTAGCGGGATGGTGTTCGGGTCCCGGGCGGAATCCGGAACTGAAAAGATACCAATCAGCCGGACATGACAGGACATCAAGGTCGAGCATCAGTTTGAGCACGCAATCTGGAAGGGTCACAACGGCATCCTTCCGGTTCTTTGAATATTCAGCCCTGACGGAAATGGTACCACCCTTGACAGAAATGTCACCGATGCGGATAAAACTCATCTCCTTTGGGCGTATGAAGCAATAATAGAGAACGTAGCACGCCAAAAGATAGTGACGGTTGCGGTCGCTGCAATATTCACGGATGGCAAGCATCGTCTCCTTCGGGATGACGGTACGGTTCTTGGCACACTTGCGCTTTCCCTGCACAGCGGAAAGATTGGCGGTGAAGTCCTCACTGATGAAATTCTTTTCCATAAGCCATCCCGCAAAGCTGCGAAGCCAGGAAAGGTAATTGTCTCTGGTTCTTGCGGCCTTTCCGCAATCGAGCCAGAGCCAGTCAAGGAATTTCGAGACAACCGATGATTTCAACTGGTAGACGTAGCAGACAGGCTTGTGCTGTTCCTTGTTCCACGCCCTGAACACGTTCAGGAACGAGGTGTAGCCATTATAGGTCTTGACACGCATGATGTCGGACTCCGTCAACTTGTACAGATAGCGGTAGTATTTCTCACAGACATCATCGAAGAGAGTGTATTCCTCTGGATTGTTCAGGGACAGGTAAGGATTCCAACCTTGCGAGAGTTGGTCATTTATGTTGATGACCATGTCGTTGGCGTACCGTCTGCGAGCGGTGACACCTTTGATTTTAGGCACTGACACCCTCTTTCTTCTGAGGCGGCCGGTTTCCGGATCTAGGCAATAGAATTCAACATACCAACGCTTTCCCTCGGCAACTTTTGCCGGAATAAAGCCATTCGTCGTGCGGAGACTTGAAGACATTTTTTTTGTTGGGGAAATTTTTGAGCTCCCCAACAAAGGTTTGACAAGAACCGGCTCAGAGCGCGAATTTTTTTGGCGCAAATCTGGCGCAGCATTTTTAGCAATTTTGCCGCAACTCCTTGATTTACAAGACGTTACGGCAAATTCGTAGCGGGGGAAGGACTCGAACCTCCGGCCTCCGGGTTATGAGCCCGACGAGCTACCAACTGCTCTACCCCGCGATGTTGGAATACAAAGGTATGAATATTTTTCTGAAATGCAAAATTATTTTCAATAATATATAAAAAAAAAGCGGAAGTCTCCTTCTGAATTTTTCAAGTTGCCAAAATTCAGAAGGAGACTTCCGCTTAATGAATGATCCACTTTATTCTTACTATCTATATATTCATGAACTCCTTCATTCCGGAGATGTCGGTCTTGGAGAAGGATTTCTGCTCGCCGGTGGTGAGGTTTTTCAGCTGGATGGTGCCGGCCTCGGCCTCGTTGCCTCCGTTGATGGAGAGGAACGGAATGGACTTCTTCTCGGCGTAGTCGAACTGTTTCTTAAGTTTGGACGGTTCCGGATAAACCTCCACGGAAATGCCCTCGGAACGCAGGGCGGCGGCGACAGGCAGAACGTAGCGAAGTTCTTCCGCACCCATGCAGGCGAACAGCAAAGTCGTGCTGGAAGCCAGAGACTTAGGAAATTTGTCCAATCCCTTGAGGACATCGTATATTCTGTCAGCCCCGAAACTGATGCCGACACCGGACATGTCCGGAAGACCGAATATTCCGGTAAGGTTGTCGTAACGGCCGCCGCCACAGATGCTGCCGATCTGGAAGTCAACAGCCTTGACCTCGAAAATAGCACCCGTGTAATAGTTCAGGCCACGCGCCAGAGACAGGTCAATCTCCACAGGGCACTTCACTCCGGCCGCATCAATCAGACCGAACAACTCCTCAAGTTCGTCAAGACCTTTGAGACCGGTCTCGGAAACGAGTCCGGAAGCGGAACCGCCGTTCATCAAGGAACGCATCAATGCCAGCTTCTCGGAAGTTGAGCCGGACAGTTTGAGGATCTGCTCTATCACGGCGATCGCCCCGTCGGTCAGACCTTTCTCACGCATCTCCTCCTCGACGCTCTCCAGACCGATCTTGTCCAGTTTGTCAATCGCGACAGTGATGTCCACGACCTTGTCCGGGAATCCGCAGATCTCGGCGAAACCGGTCAGGACCTTCCTGTTGTTGATCTTGACCAGAACATTCACGTCCAGAAGGCCGAACACCTTGTCCACTATCTGTACCAGTTCAAGCTCATTGACCTGTGACTTGCTGCCGAT